GTCTGCTTCGGGAAAATTTCGCTGCCGCCAACTCCAAGAGCAACAGCAATCTCTGATAGCTTTTCTCGCATATCCTTCGCAGGTATGAACCCTTCGACAAAGAAGTAGATATGAGCACCACCAGACTTTGACCGGCATACAACAGCAGGAAGCTTGAGGCTATGGCAAGACCTAGCAAGAGCCACATGGTCCAATGGATAAGTGTCCACATCAATAACACCAAAATGGCACTCGTTTCTTTCATTGATTGGAATGGATCCGACACCTAGCTCTCCTTTAAGATGCTTGTCTACCAACTCCTCTGTTAAGGGCTCTCGTACTATGCGGGACTTGGCTTCTTCTTTACCGTTACGCCTCGTTCCCGAAATAATTGTTTGGCCATGTGCTACCTGCAACCCTTCAAAGGCAGCCATGAACCTCTTAATTGTATCCATTTTGTTCCTCTTAGAAAAGAGGGGGAGGGCAGGGAGGACCCTCCCCCAAGACTACAAAGACTTACGTTCTGTTCGTGGGAGATTAAAACGGAACGTCGTCTGATGCAGCCTCCTCCTCTTGGAAGTCTGGGTCTTGGGCGGCTTTGACTTCTCCTTCCGATACCATGCGGCTGAAGTCACGTGCCTTGGCATAGAGTGCTGCGTCCTCCACGTAGCCATCCATGTTCAGGACCTTCCAAGCATACCAAGAGCCCATGTCATTGGAGCTCTCGGTTACACCAAGATGCCAGATGCAACCGAAGCTTGGGACCTTGAAGGACTTGTCCCCGTTCGTGATTGTCTGCATCGACATCATCGTGTTCCATTGACGAGAGATCTTCAGGTTCGTTGACTTCATATCAACAATCGCCGTCTGCCATTCACCGGATCTCGGATCTTGGATCAGGACATAATGCTGTGCTGATACTGAAAGCTCGTTACCATTGGGCAAGATCTCTTTGTTGCCTGTACGTGTGGCGTTCAAGACGTTAGGGTCATTGGCCGCTAGCTCACCACGGAACCCACCACCCTGATCGAGTGGGATGAACTCGAGGTACTTCTTCACGTAATGGCATGGGATAACACGGACGCCTTCTTCTCCTGACCACACATTGCGCGTGACAGTGTTGAAGACATCACCCTGTGAACACCCATCGATAAATTTGTCCTGAGACTTCTTGAGCTCAGGCGAGTTCGATTGGGCTAATCGAATGAACGGAATAGTAAGATCGTTAGAGCTTACGTTCTCCAGTCCAGCGCCGGAGTCCTGGATGAATGCATCCATTAGGCCAGCAGGGATTACACTTTTGTTTTCAGTTTTAGCTACTTGTTTACCAGTCATTGTTTCTACTTTCGTTTGATTTTAGCTTCGTTACCGACATATGCACCGAACATGTCGAGGTCTAGTTCATGGCCCGACGCAAGCTTGTCCTTAATCCAAGCATTAAGTGTCGAGTGATGAACGCTCTGACGCTGGTCTGGGTCGAGCCCGTTCTTGAGACAGTCGTCATAGAATGCACCGGCTTGGTTATCTTGACCGCGACCAAAGCTAACCTTGATCTCGTTCTTAATAATGTCGTCCTCGCCAATGCTACGCAGGTAGCTGAATGCTTCCTGCTTACGCCCCTCAGGAATAGATGCGTAAACGAACGGTGATACCGTGACGGAGTTACCGTCAACGTCGATACGATCAACGCCCATTGCTTGCATCTCTGAAGGAATTAGTTCGCGAGTGATGCGCTGATACTCTTTCTTCGCATCCTTCGCAGCTTGCTCAAATTGCTCCATCAGTTCAGACTGACGCTGAGCTTCTTTGATAAGCGAAGCCAGCTTGGAACCGGCTCCTGTGGTGACATTGCTAAACGCTTCTGCGTCTGCTGCCATCTGATCGAAAAGGCCGTTACTCATGACCACTCCTTTCTCGTTTCTACTTACCCGTTTAGAGCCCGTCGGCTTTGTACGATTAGAGCCCGTCGGCTTTGTACGATTAGAGCCCGTCGGCTTAGTTACAACGGATGTTACCGAAAGCATCGGTACGGCATCGCGTTGTAGTACCAGTACGATTATCACGAATCGTCGTATTTCCAAACGAGTCTTCGCGGATCGTGGTGGTATCTCCGCTGTATGTGTCACGGCACTGGATGTTGCCGAACGCATCTTCACGGCAGACTGTGCCAGCCATGGCTGGTGCAATCATGAAACCCGCTACCAGAACTGCTACTACTTTGTTCATGTCATCCTCCTTTACTTGTTGACAATCAATTAAGCATTACCTATATAAGTCTTACGAACTAACGTGTCAACTATTTTTATGGGAAATTATCATGCAATACGAATACAAGACAAAACCCTTTGAACATCAAGAGGTTGCGCTCAAACAATCCTGTGAAGAAAAGAACTGGGGCTACCTAATGGAGATGGGTTGCGGCAAATCAAAAGTCCTAATTGACAATGCAGCATACCTATACGAAGCAGGAAAGATAGACACGTTAATCGTCGTCGCGCCGAAAGGTGTGTACAGAAACTGGGTCCTCAAAGAAGTACCACAGCACATGCCCGACCGGATCGAGCATCGCATGTATACGTGGCGATCGACAGCAAACAAAGCACAGCAGAAAGAACTCATCGAAGCGTTGTCCTATAACGACGGACTTCGGATCTTGGTCATTAACGTCGAGGCATTCGCATCAGCCAAGGTGACCGGATACCTAGGACAGTTCATCCGCAAAGATACATCCCTGATGCTGGCGGTAGACGAAAGCACAACGATAAAGAACCCAAAGGCAAAGAGAACGAAAGCACTCACGGCAGTTGGACGGCTGGCAAAATACAAGCGCATCCTCACCGGGTCTCCCGTGACCAAGTCGCCCATGGACCTGTTCTCACAGTGCGCTTTCATGAGCCCAGACCTTCTGGGATACAGCAATTACTATGCATACCAAAACCGGTACGCTATCACGAGGCGCCAGAGAATGGGCGCTCACTCGTTCGAGCAGATAGTCGGGTATCGTAATCTCGACGAGCTCTCAACGAGACTTAGCTTCTTCACTTCTCGTGTGCTGAAGAAGGATTGCCTCGACCTACCGGAGAAGACATATCTCCCACGCTACGTGGCCCTGTCCCCCGAGCAGGTAAAGTATTATCGATCCATCAAAGAGAACGCTATTGCTCTTCTGGACAATGGCAAAATGCTCACAGCTCCGCAGGTCATGACGCAGCTTGTTCGGCTGCAACAAGTGCTGTGTGGTTACCTGGTCACTGATGATGGCGAAACTACTATTATACCAAACCGTCGCATCGATGCGCTACTAGAAACTGTGGAAGAGATGGATGGAAAAGTAATCATCTGGTCACGGTTCCGTAAAGACATCATGATGATCACAGAGAAACTCAACCAAGTGTATGGGCAGGGCTCCGCCGGATCGTACTTCGGTGACACAAGCGACGATGATCGTGAAGCTCTCGTTCTAAACTTTCAGAACCCGGACCACGGAACTCGGTTCTTCATCGGCAACCCACAGACAGCAGGCTATGGATTGACATTGACCGAGGCAAACAACGTGATCTATTACGCTAACGACTTTAATCTTGAAACACGGGTCCAGTCAGAAGACCGATGCCACCGTATCGGGCAGACAAAGGCTGTGACTTATGTAGACCTAATCGCAGAAGGTACAGTTGACGAACATATAGTAAAGTCACTTACTTCTAAGATAAAATTAGCAGGGGCCGCGCTTGGGGAAGAGATGCGGGAGTGGCTCAAGCTTGATGTAATATAGAGGTGTGAACTGTTTTCCTCCTAAGTCCGGGGCTGGGGCCGGTTAAAAATGGTGATGTCTTTCCTTGTGGTTCCTCTAACTGTTCATCACAAGTAAAAGGCCAAGGCGGAGTTCACAGTAAATGGTACCGCTTAATTGCCATCCCCCAGCAACTTGACCCATCACAGGCATTCATCTACTATTAACCATGAGTATACCGCCACATTCTGACAATGATAAAAACAGGTTTGAGTTGGCCTCAAGCGTGGAAGATGCTATACAACAAGTGCTAGAAGAGTACCCTGGCCGTGACGTAGAGACACTCATGGTGTGTCTCAATATGGTCATGCGGTATATACTTATGGAGAGCAACCCACTGGTCCTGAACCAAGTCGTTCTCAACTCTCTGTCCACATGGATGGAACATGTTCAGGCAAAGTACGAGGAGCCGGAGGTAATCGAGGAGGTTATGTTGATCTACACTCGGAAAGGTTTCGATGGCGATCCTCAAGATCTCTTGGATGCGTTCTCAGAGGACACGCTGCCGAATTAAAGGCGTATGGACCCAATCTCTGCTGGCTTAGCTGGTATTGCTCTCGTTCAAAAGAGCGTTGAATTTATCAAGTCAAACATAAACACGGTCAATGATATTAGAGATATCGTGGGCGCCATCGACTCTTTGTTTGAGGGCGAAAAGGATATCAATAAAGAACGCTTCGGCGACAAGTCATTGCTTGGACAGACAAAGGATGCGGCTAGCTCGGTGATCGATGCCAAGCTAGCTCGCGAAGCAATGGACGAAATGCATGCCCTCGTTGATAACCGCTTCGGGTTTGGTACGTGGGCCGAGATCGTGGCTGAACGCAACCGCAGGATCAAAGAAGAAAAAGAGGCGATCGCTGCCGAGAAAAAGAAAGCAGCTCAGCGCAAGGCACAGATGCAGCACAACATGATGGTGTTCCTGACCGCCTCGGGCGGTGGGCTAGTGCTCATGATAGCTATTGGATTTGCGGTGATCTACCTGACCGGAGGCCTGTAGCCTACTCAGGGTACTGGCAACAGCGCATACCCCCAGGGCACTCGGAGCATGTGACTTGATCACACGGCTCTCGGTCCTCGGATCTTGGCTTTTCATTAGACCATAGGAAAGCGGGCCGGACTGTCCACGGTGTCCAGTCTTTGTTCATGACAATGTCTTTACAATACTTCAACAACCCGCCCATTGCTTATCTCCTATCCGTGTGGGTTCTCTCGTTCTTGTGCTGTCTCAAGATAACTCTGAATTGCAATCCTAATTATATCACCCTTACTGATGCGTTGATTTGCCTCAGATGTTAGCTTATCGGATACGGCCACCAAGCTCCGGTACATATCGACTGACATGTCCACAGCCATCGTCCGCTTGCCGTCTTCAAACTTAGCGGGGCGCCCTTGTTTACGCTTCTCACTCATACTACTTGCTCTCCTCTTGTCGTCGCAATGTATCAACACACTCGGCCCCTACACCGGCATAACCTGCGATGTCGAGCCAACTATCATCATGACCTGGGGTTTGTATCAACCTGGCCAGCTTCACCCCGATCATACACTGCACAACCTGTAGTGCCGTGACTTCCTGACCGAGGATCACTGACCATATATTAGCTATTCTGTCATGATTTTCATACATCGAACCATAACTTTCCCCACGTTCTTGGAGAGTGTTTTTAATTTGTTCAGCTAATTCAATGGCTTTCATCTTTCTCGTCCTCTTTCATTTTCTCAATCTTTGACATTATTTCCACGAAGAAGTCGTCGAGAGTATTCATTCTCGCTTCGGGAAACGCTTCTTCATCAGGGGCGAAGGACACCTCTAGTATGGCCTCTCTCAGGCTATCGGCGAGCTCATCATCAAAACCTGTCCGCACTTCTGGGTTTATTGTGACGGCGAACTTACACGCATACCGCTCTTCTACAAAAGAAGCGATTATTCTGTAATGCACCTGTGTCTCACGTTCCCATACACAGACA